AACTTGACGATGACGTCCGCGCTGGTTAGGGCCATTTCCCCCTCGATCGCGAACGAGTAGCTTCGCCCCGCCGAAGGCTGATACTCGGCCGTGCCCAGCGTGTCGGGAAAACTCGGCGCTTGCACGATCCGCGTTCCGCCGTTGCAATTGGCACTGATCAGGGCGTGCGCGGTCGGCGTGATTCCGTTGTCCAGGTACAGGACCAGGTTGTTGCCATCCACGGAGTACGCCGCGGTCAACTGTTGAATGGCATTGGTCAGGTTCTGCTGCGTCGCGTAGTTCAGCAGCAGTCCCTGGCAGTCCCAACGTTCCTTGTAGGCATAGAAGAGGCCGGCCTGCGAACGCATCGGCTCGCGCGTAATGCGAATGCTGACTTCGTTCTGACTGTGCTGATAAGGGCCGTATTTGACGATCATGGATTTAAGACTATCGGCGCTGGTAGATTGAGACTCGCCGCGAAGTGCCTGATGCGAGCAACGCGATACCTGAAGTCGAATGGCCCAACCGCTTGCAACGGTGAAATTCTGAGAGGTAATCTCTCAAGGCGAGTGCGAGGTACTCTCTCAAGGCGCGTGCATTGTCAAGGAATCGTGCCCGACCCTTGGGCACACGAACGCTAAATCGAACGAAAGGGTTTTGCGATGAACAGCTCGAACCTGATGCCATGTCCCGATTGCGGCGCGAACGTCAGTCGCAACGCGTACACGTGCCCTCAATGCGGTCGGAAGATCCGCAGCACTCCCATAAATCTGATCGCGAAGTTTGTTATTGGCGCTGTCGCAGCCGTCATTCTTGTGCCAATTCTCTGGACGGTCGTCAGGGACTACGTACTGCCCACGCCGAAGAATCCCGACGCAGAAATGATGGATCGCATGTCGCACGAGCATCAGGAAGCCTATTTGAAACAGTTGAGCGATGCCCAAAAGGCTAACAAAGGGAGCAAATGACGCTTGGTGCATGCCCTTCTGTCTGCGGGGCTACAAGGCGGTTCAAACGGGCCATGTGAGGATCGCATTAGTAATGCGGGTCGTGACTTCAACAAGTGCCTTTTTCAACGGGATGGGGGCGTCACTCCAGTGAGGCGGATTGCGACGCACTCAGCTGCCCACTTTGTGCGCTTGGTTGAGCTGTACCGCCACGCCTCGGAGATCTGCGGCGTTTTTCTTTGCGCCGGTCGCCATTGCGTTTCCGATCTCCTTAATGGCGGCGGCGAAATCAGCTTGGCTGGCTTGGATTGCGTCCTTAACGGTCTGAACGGCGCTTTGCGTTTCTTTCGGCTTCTCACCCGGGCGAAGATCGTCCGGACGACTATAGCCCTCTTTGTCGGCTTTGGTGCCTTCATATTTCTTTAGCGCGGCCACAGCAGTGTCGGTGGCACCCGCGAAATCCCAAATCGAATCCATCAAGTCATCGAAAGTGTCTTCCGCTTCTTTCTGCGCCGCGGCCAGATCTTCGGTTGAATCTTTAAGATGTTGTTGGGCCAGGTCCAAGCCCTCTTCTCCGCCTGCAGCTTTGAATTGCTTGGCAAACTCCGGATCGAGGCCCTTCGCCAAAGTCGCGTTGATAGCCCTTCCAATCTCGCCTTGAGTGATCCCCAGCTTTTGCAGCGTCAGGGCATCATCACGATTCAGATGCTTTGTTTGGTTGAATTTCTTCAGAATCGTTGCTGCCGATTTCTGTTCGCCCTGCGCGAGCATGGACAGGTGCGCCTTTTGCGAATTTACCTTGTCCTGCTCGGCCTTGACCTGCTCTTGGGCGGCAGCGACTTGGTGTTTGGCGGCTCGAACTTGCTGTTCCATCGTTTGAAGTTGATTTTGTAATTCCGCGGAGCGGTCTCTTGCGAGGTTACGCAGGTCATTAGCCAATTTGACGGCCTTCTCTTCCTGCAGCAGCTGCTCCTGGAGGTCTACTGGACCGAGGGCCTTGGATTTCCGTTGTTCGTTGTTCTGCTTCGTCTTGCTGGCGACATCCGCCGCTGAATCCTGCGCTCGTCCTTTCTCGTCAAACTTTGCCGCGTACCTCTCTTTGGCGAAGAGCCGATCGTCGCGGGCAAAAGCTTTGTCCTCCTTTTGCAACTCGCGCTCGGTTCCGACTTGTTGCTTGTCACTCGCGAGGCGCTTCGCATAGCGGGCTGCGGTCGGAACCATGCCGACAGCTTCTCGTTTGAACTGTTCGGCTTCTTCGATCCGCGCGCGTGCCTCGTACACAGAACGGGTGTTCTGCTGATTGCGTTGCATCTGCTCGAGCGCCTGCTGGTGGGCCTCCTGCGTTTCGGCGATCTTCTTTTCGATTTCCGCGCTTCGCTTCGTGGACTCATTCCATTCAAGCACCGTGCCCGACAGCGTGTCGAAGTGGCCGCCCAGGAAGCCGACCTTATTTAGGAGAAGCTTGACACCGTCGTGGAGAGCCACGCCGCCGGCCACAGCCACTGCGCCGATGCCCGCGATTTGGGCCGCCGCCCCAATTCCGCCCCAGCCACCAAGGCCGGCCAATGCTGTGCCGCCGAGATTCTTGATGGTACCGCCCAGGCCGACAGCAGTTGTCGCCGTTTCCGCTGTGTTGGCAACAGTCGCGGCTGTTTTCGCTCCTCCTTTGAATGAGTCAAAGAGTTCCTTGCCCGTCTTGTAGAGCTCGTGGGCATCTTTGGCGGCTCCGACAACCTCCTCAGCCCTTTCGAGCTTTCCTTTTTCTGAATCGAAGGCCGCAGACACATGCTTCGTGAAACTGACGCCCTTTTCGGCGACGATCAGGACGTTCTCGACCCGGGACGTTTTCTCCTTTCCGGCTGGTTCCTCGCTCTTTTTCTCCTTAGAGACTTCCTGGGAGCGTCCCGATGCCTCGGCTTGTGGGTTGTTAGACGGCTTCGCCGGCTCCGGATGCGCCTCAGGTTCGCTCTCCGAGTGCTTGGACTCACGACTCTCGGGCGAGGAGCCTTCTGTCTTCGGTGACTCTCGTTGAGACGACGCTTTGGCTTCAAGCTTCTCGACTTGGGCGCTCGCCTTCTCGAGCGCCTTGGACATTGACTCGCCGATCGACTTAGCCCATCCGTGCGACTTCTTAACGAGCTTCTCGCCGAGATGCTCGGTGTCCTTGACCATTTTGTCGAAAGCGTCGTGGACTTGAGTCGTAAGCTGCTTGAGGACAGCATCGTTGCCGCTGTCTGCGACCATCTTCAGCTTGAGTTCCATGACCCTCGACTTGTCGGGGGGGCCGGCCAGTGCGCGGCCGATCGTGTCGAGAGCATTCGGCATCAAATCGTCCTCGTCAGCACGGCTTCGAGCAGTTCTTCCAGGTGCTCGTGCCGGGCTTCTTCGATGTACTCTTCAACTTCGCGGATCAGGCCGGCGTGGTATTTCACGATCGAGTCGTCCGGGAACTGGCCGGTGGCCTTACATTGCAGGTAGTGGGCGTAGGCCTTTTGGTTTTGCCGGGTGAGCGATTTCGGCTGCTCGGGCGTCCCCTTGGGGCAGCCGTTTTCCTTTTGCCGGCAGGGGGGGACCGAAACGAAGCCTTTGGCCGGCCGGCGCAGCGGCTTGCCGTCGGCCGTCGTGTCGATCGCGCCGGTCTTCTCGTTGTAGAGCCATTCGTGACATTTCTGGCAGTCTCGGCGGGCAACCTGGGGGTATCGCTTGAGTAGCAACACCCCGCTTACGAGTTTGGGGCGCCGGCCTCCACCGATTGCGATTCGTCCGACGACTCGTGCGACGGCTGCGAATCCGACGGCTCGAGCTGAAACACGATCGCCTGCAGCCGGTCGTAAAGCGTCACCGGCAACTTGCGCAAGGTCGCGCCGTCGTGCGGCACGGCTTCGCCCTTGGCGTTCTTCAAGTCCCAGTTCTTGATCGCCTTGGCAAGAAAGGCAGCCACGCGCTCGACCTTTTTGTCAGCCTGCAGATTGTCGAAGCCGTTGCCATAAACGGCGGCCCGATCGCCGGCCGTTGCCGCCCGGTAGGTGAACGCCACGGCCGCGTGCAGGCCCGGAGCCTCCTTCACGTAACCCGAAACCGTGTATCCGTCGTCGATGAAACCGATGGTCATTTTTTAGTCCAAAGTCCAAGGTTCAAAGTCCAAGGTCAAATAAAGAACGCTGCCCGGATGCCACGCGCAAGGCGGCCACATGCGGCTTGCCCGCAGGAAGGTAGGCTGTGCCTACCCGTGGGCGTTGGTGACGCTGAGTTCGAGGGACGATCCGGTCTTCGCGGCTTTGGCGTCGATCTCGAGCTTGATTTCGTCCCCCTTTTTGCTGACGACGGGGGACTTGCCCGGCCACATCAGGTACGGAGTCGAAAACGTCAGCACCGACTGGGTCGAGCTGATCGTTTCCTCGGCATTCGAGAAGACGGCCGTCGCCGCGCCGAACGAGGCGGCCGCGATGTTGTAGAGCGAGGTTTGTGCGCTCGTCCACGGCGTGCTCATCTTCACCGTCACGTGCCGATCCGTGGTCGGAATCTGCGAGCGTGTGAGTTCGTTGACGAACCGGTCGGCAAGCAGGTTGTTGTCGATCGTCAGCTCCCAGCTGAATCCCGAGACGCTCGTGCTTCCCAGAACGTTGAAGGCCGCATCGGAGTAGATGAACGGGCGGTTGGTGTCGACCGTCATGCCGCTGGGGAACGAGCCGGCCGAGCCCACCGATTCGGTTTCGGCTTCGACCTCGAGGGCACACTTGAGCTGCGCGTCTTGCGGCGAGGCGCTGAACGTCGCCTTGCCCACGTAGCAGGGGCCGTACGTGAAGACCTGGGCCACGCGATCGATCATCAAATAGAAGGACGGCAGCGTGTCGGTGAGGGAGTAGACCGAAGACGTCGGCCCCGTGCCCAGGATGTATCCCAAGAGCGTGTCCATGCTGTGAATGTCGCACAGCAGGTTGACTGTGCCGCTGACTTTGTACGGCATCGTCCGCACGCGTTCCTGCGAGTACGAACGGGTGCCGCGAATGCCCGGGCTGTCGCTGAAGGTGCGCTGCGCGGTGATCGATTCGCTGACGAATTCCAGCCACAGCGACGAACTGGAAAACGACGACGTCGCGGAAAGCGCCATCTGTGAGGCATAGCCGATGGAAGCGGTCATTATCTTTCTTGTCCTTTGTGGTGCCGACGCAGCGTGACCGATTGCCCGGCGGGCTCGGCATTCGCGCCGATCTGCCGGGTCAAGCGTGGGCTAACGCGTGCCGAGGTTGTGAATGATCTGGTCCCGCAGCCGCGCTGCGGCCCGCGCGGTTGGCGAATTGTTGAAGTCCGGTGTCGGTTTCGCGGCACTCCGATGGGAGCTGCCGGATCGGGGAAAAGTTTGGGCGACGGTCTTGAGACACTTGGCCGACGTCGGCTGAAACGGGGAGGGGACCGTCGTCGCGCCGTCGAGGACGGCGGTGGAACTCTCGTCGTCTGCGGTCTGCCCGTCGAGATTGTTGAGAGCGGCGAGGAGGTCTCCGAGCCAGTTGCCCAACTGTTCAACGGGAATGGGGGCAGTCGTCACGGCTGGGCCTCCTCGCTCGGCTTGGTGCCCGGTCCGAGATTGGTGGGGCTCGGCTTGGTCGCGGGGCGGGCCTGGTTTCTCGCGGCTTTAGCTGTCAATTCCGCTGCGCTGGCCAATGCGACTTCGATCGGTTCGCCGGCGTCGATCGGATTCCGAGCTGTGTCGAACTTCCGATGCACGCGGCCAACCAGCCTGGTCGTCTCGGGCAAACCGAACGCTTGCCGGTAGGCGGCGACGTTGGCGGCCAGGTCGTCGGTCGGATAGTGACGGCGGCCGCATTGGGCGTAGATCAACATTTGCGGTTCGGACATCGGGTTCATCCCTGCGTACGCACTTCGCGGCACGTCGCCTGAATCAAGAGCATCGACAGGAACAAGTTCGCGTACCACGCGGACGGATCGACGGTCACGAGGGGCTTGACAAACGTTTTAATGCTCTCGGTTGTGAGCGGACCCAGCTGCTTCATGTGAAACAGTCGCCGCACATTCTGCCGCCAGTTGAGTTCCTGCTCGTAATTCGCAAACTGATTCTGGTTGTCGTTGTTGACCAGCGCGACCAGGATGTTGTAGGTCACGTCGTCCTGGTCGTTGACGCCGGAGGGCGGCAACTCTTCGCTCGCGAACGCGATGATCACGCACGGCAGCGACTGGTTCCGATCGCTCGGCACCTTCTGAATCACGACGTTCGAGGTGCTCAGGCCGACCAGCGTGCCGCCCGTGATCGCGCCTTGAATCGCGCTCTGAATGTCCTCCATCGCTCGATAGACAACCGCGTCTGCCATATTTTTTGCGGGCTAGCCGCTTCACGCTTGAGTTGCTAAAACGCGGCCAGCGCTCAGAGGCCGGCCGAAACGGGATGGGATCTCGGCGGACAGATGTCCGATTGAAGCGGGGATCGACAAAGACGTGCGTCGCTAAGTCGTACGCGTGGCGGCTGTGAACCAGCCCTCGAAGAAATCGTTGTAGTTGGTGAAAGTGACGGTGATGTAGTACTGGCTCCCCTCGGTGAGCCCCTCGGTTCCCGACAAGAGTCCGCGATAGTCTCCCGGAACCGCGTTGACGGCCGGCATGGAGACATTCGTCAGGCCGGGGATCGGTTCGCCCGGAATCGGGTTGCCGTCTTCGTCGAAGCCTCCCAACAGGTGGACGGTGAAGGCGGGCAGCGCGTCGGTTACTGGCGCCCCGGTTGCCGCGAGCAAGTAACCTTGCAGGTAGACATCGTTGTCGTTGCCGACGAAAAGTTGTGCGGACGCCATGTCAGTCGACCGTTAGGTTGCCTTGTCGAGTGGGAACGGCGGTGAAGTGGCGGGCACTCCGCGTCGCCTGGACGGTCAAGTAGCCGCCCTTCGCACCGGAGAACGCGCCCAGGTGCCGCTGGACCGTCACTGTCATCTCGTGTGCTTCGAGCCCCGGCTGGAGCCAAGGGCGAATCCGGTTGGCGTTGTGGCGGGCGTGCCACGGGTCGCAGTCGGAGAACGGTCCGTCGTCGATCGGCGGTTGGCCCGTGTAGGGGGCGAACGCGTCCGGCATCGCCAGGTCGTCCCAGCTGCGCTTGCAGCGGGGAATCATCCGGCAGTCGGTCTCCGCGAAGACGTCACCCGGGAAGTCGGGCAGCAGTCCTTGTTCTTGCTCGACGGGCTCGGGGTAGACCCGCTTGGCCCGCGGGATCATCCGCAGGTCAGTTTCGGTAAAGACATCGCCCGGCCAGCATTGCAGTTGACCTAGCTCGTTCTCGACCGGCTCGGGATAGATGTTCTTGTGCCGCAGCCGCATCGCGACCGGGCGATCCTGCGTTTCGGTGAAGGTGTCGCCCGGATAGATCTCGTGCCAGTGTTCGCAGTCGACCGGGTCGGGGAAGCTGCGCCGGCGGCGAATCCGCTTCAAGATCGCGTACGGCACCGGATCCGAAAACACGTCGCCCGGCCAGTTCTGTAGCAGCCTCTTTTCGGTTTCGATCGGCTCCGGATAGATGTGACGATTGCGGGACCGCTTGGGAATCATCCGCGCGTCGGTCTCGCTGAACACGTCGCCGGGCAGGGGGAGGCCCAGCTCGCATTCCACCGGCGCGGGATAGCTGCGATGGTGCCGCGCTCGCACGTGTCGCGGCAGCGCGTCGGTTTCGCTGAACACGTCGCCGAGCAGCTGCAAGCCGAGCTCGCAGTCCACCGGAGCAGGGTACGTCCGACGGTGCGAGGTTCGTCGCAACCGCGGATTCTCCTGCGTTTCGGAGAAAACGTCGGTCGGAACCGGCAGCCCCAGCTCGCACTCGACGGGGGCCGGATGGGTCAGCCGATGGCGATATCGCCGGGGCATCATCCGGCTGTCGGTTTCGCTGAACACGTCGCCGGGTACGTTCTGCAGCAGTCCTTGCTCGGCCTCGATCGACTCCGGATACGAACGGCGATGCCGCACCCGGCGGAGCGTCGGATTCTCCTCTGTTTCGGAGAAGACGTCGCCCGGATTGATTTGCAGCAGTCCTTGCTCGACTGCCGCTGCCGGATAGTAGATCTTGCGTCGCATTTGATCTCTTGCAGACTAGGCGCGCGTTCGCGAGTCAGCGTTTCTGCAACCAGTCGATCCCGAAACCCACTCGCGTCGGAGTTACGGGCTCAGCGAATTCCGTAATTAAAGGGGACGAAGATGCGGGACGGCTTGTAGTTTTCCGGCCGACCCGCTTCGACGTTCTCCATCCACTGTTCCAGATGCACGCATTTTTCGCGGCAGTTCTTCGAGCCGCAGACCGGCCCCACGCAGCTGTCGCAAAAGAAGAAGCCGTCCCGCGGCTCCAGAAAGTGCATTCCGCAGTGGATGCACATCACCATCTTCTGCCGCGTGATCTTGTCGCTGCCGAACTCCTGGGTTTCGACAACGGCCGATTCGTAAATCTGGGTGGACATTGGACGATGCCTTTAAGGAGCCGCGCACGCAGTCAGCGGTTCTTCGCGCGATGGGAACGGCGAACGTCGCAACACAGGTGCGATCGCGCGAAGTGACCGCTTCCTTTGTGCGCGGCTCTTTGGCCTGCTTATGTCTTGGGGGCGATGCTGAGCAGGTACGACTTGCCGACCTCGAAGGCCTGGGAGTCGGCGACTTCCATCAGCGGGAGTTGAAACCCGCCGACGGCGCCCCCTTTGCCGTTGCCGCCGACGTTCTTGGCCATCAACGTCACAGTCCGCCATTCGGCGATCAACTCGTGACCCTGGTGGATTTCTTCCGGGTCGATCGCCACACAAATGAACTCGTAGCCCAGAGGGGCGGTTGTTTCTGGCATCGGGGTTGTCCTTGAGAACTGTGGCCTGGAATTTCCGAATGACGAAGCACGAATGACGCAAGCAGCTCGCCGCCCGAACGGGCTCGCGCGGCGATGGGTCTTGTGCGTACTTAGGTCATTCGGTCGTTTCCTTCGTCATTCGGAAATCCGCACGGTCGACACGGCGCTATTCGATCCAGGAAATCGTCGAGTCGTAGGCCACGCCCGTGCCCGACGAGAACGACAGCGAACGCAGGCCCAGGCCATTGTTTTGCGTGGCGATGAGCATGGCTTCCTTGCCGTCGCGCGGGATCCAGCGGACGGTGTTGCGCTGGTGGCAGTTAAGCCGCCAGAGCGTCTTGCCCGAGGTGTAGGTGGGCTCGGTGCTGAAGCTGCCGGCATTCGCGCCGAACTGCCCCGCCGGTCCGCCCGGATCGTCCTGAGCGGGCGTGATGGCGGTGCCTCCGGAGCCGGCGGTGGTGGTGCGGTTGAAGAAGAACTCGGCGATCTGGTCGGCCGGCGTGGCCGGACACGAAATGTCAACTTCGCCGACCTTCCCCCGCGTGGTGGGAGTGGAGAGGGTCTGGTACAGGTTCTGCATCGTCAGGTTCGTCCCGACGGTGACAGACGCTGTCGAATCATAGGGCTCGGGCATGGTACATCCTTTTCAGGAAAGAGGTGTTAATTGCGGTAAGAGCTTGTTGCGTTGCGCCCGGTGGGGCGCTGTCGGAGTGGCCTCGTTAGAAGCAACGCGAAGTTGCCATTACTGATCGCGTCCGTCATTTGCGAACTGATCGTCTGCATCGCGAGGATGATTCGGCGCAAGATTCCCTGGGCGAAGGAGATCGCCGGACGCGCTGGCCACCAATTGCGCGCGTCCAGCGCAGATTTCACCCGGCTGAGAACCATCATGGTGCGGTGCAGGCTCGTGCCCCACATTGACGAGCAGTCGTCGCTGAACTCACCCGTATCAGTAACCGCGAGGCTTCCGATCGCAAACCCGATGTACTGATACTGCGTGCCCGATTGCGTTGTCGTGAAGTCAGCCGTCACTCCGTTCGTCAGGTTTGCGACGGATGCTTCGACGATGCTCGTTGCCGACGAATTGAAACCGTTCAGCAGGACGCCGGCCGAATACCAGCTTTTCGCCACGCTGTCCCCGGACTTGGGCGGATTGACCCAAACTCCGACGTATGTGTCAGCGTTGCCGTTGCTGTCACAGGTTCCGATCGACTGACAGGTGACGGCTTGCGAGGAGCCGCTAACCACCGCCCCGAGCGTCTGCACGAGAGCGAACATTGGCGAGAAAGAGAGCGAGTTCGACTGGTTACCGTTGCTCGTGGGAGAATTATTCGAGAATGCGACGACGTTGAACGATCCGTAGAGGAACAGGCCCCACGTGTATACGCCGCTACCGGTCGACGAGAAGTTGATCGTGCAGCTATTGCTGCCGAACGATGACAGCGCGCCGACGACTAGGCCGGCGCCAGTGCAAATGCACGCATTGGTAAGCTGCTCGCCATTTTTCGCGGAAGTGGTGCCTTCGGTCATCGAGACGCCTTGCGACGAACTCGACGCAGCCCAACCGAGCATCATTCCGTTCACAGAGGCGTTGCCACCCGTACCACTCGTAGTCGCGTTCGCAGATGCGAATAGTGCGGCGGTCGGCGTGCCTAGCGTCGTGCTGTAGGCATGGTTTCCGGTGCTCCCTGGCGAGGAAAGGGCAATCATCTCCGCGGATGATACATCTCCACCAATCGCGTAGACTGTGTACTCGTATTGTGTCGCCGATGTGGTAGTGAACTGAAGACCGAAGCCGGTCGACGTCAAACCGCCGTTGATGGCAGCCGCCGCCAGCACCGTGCCGGTCGCGCTCGGATCGTATAGTATGAGCAGGTCGCCTACATTCTGAGAGTTCGCGACGCTGGGCGACGTGCTGTTATCCGTCGCCCGCGTCGAAAAGGCGACCTGATTGCTTCCTGCCGCCATTCCGAAGCATATAGACATGCCCGCTGCGAGCCCCGCAGACGTGTTGATACTCGCGCGTAGGATCACACACGACGGCGTGAAGCTCGTTGTGAAGCTCACTGTCTGATTCGACGTAGGCGTGAGCTGTGTCCAGCGTTGGATCTGAACGGCCATTTAGCCGATTACCTTCAGGCCACGTGTCGGCAGCCATTTGTCGCGGGTCTCGATCGTGAAGAGGCTTTTATCTTCCTGGCGGCCGACTAGCGTGGCGTCGACCGGAACTCCGTGCGTGGCAATGAACGTTTGCATGTCGTCGAATTCCGCGCGCGTGCCACACATGGCACACAGTTGATGCGTTGCTGGGGCTTTTCCCGTTGGGCTCAGCGGAGTGGGCAGCATTTCAGCCGCAATTTGAGCCGTTTGCGGCTGCCAGCGTTTAATCCATTCGAGGCAGAGCGGTCGAGCACGCTCGAGATCATCAACCGTCGCGAGGATACAGAAGGTAAATAGTTCCTTAGGCATATAATTTCCGTCTGGGAGCCGACGTCGCGGGGATAGGTAGTCACGCTGCCCCCCGGAAAAATTTGCGTTCGGCCGAGTGGTGCGCGAAAATCGCGAGCATGGGGCGCGTCAGATCGACTTTCTTCGTGGTCGTAGTCGCGGGCACTGTCGTCGCTGTTGCCGGCGTCACGGTATACCGTGTCGGTCAGCTCGCCGAGCCGCTGATGCGATTTCTCGATCCGCGTCTTGCGCCGACAATCGATGAGGCGTTCGTCAGTCTTCCAGTCGAATATGCGCTGCGCTCCGACGAGGCGAACGATGTGGTCTTTCTGGGTGACTCGACCTGCCACGATGAGGTCGACCCCGCGCGGATGTCTGGAGTGAAGGCTTACAACTGCGGAAGCCTCGGGAGTATCGGCCCGCTCGGAATTCTGCTGACGGCAGAAGCCTACGTTGATCGCCACCCGGCACCGAGGCTGGTCGTGCTGGTGGTCTCGCCACTGAGGTTCGAAGTCAATTCTGGATCGGCGGGCGGACATGTGGTGCGTCGGTTGGTGGCGAACTATGGGGTTGAGGTGGCGGACGTGGTTCCGCTGAGCGAGTCTGTTCCCTACTTTGTTCGTCGCGGGTCACTCGAATTGAGCGGGCGCCGGGAAGGCATCCCGTTTTTCGATAAGCCCCTTCGCGGGATGGAGAAAGAAATCTTCCATACCCTCGAACGCCGAATGCATGCGTCGCGTGGATTTTTTGCGCTGCCCGGCGAGCATGGTGGGCGATGGGCTGTCGAGATGCCTGCGCCTCGGACGTTCATTCTCGACGAATGGAAAGACGGCCTGAAGCGACTCGCCGCGGTGTGCCACAAAAGCGGTGCCAAGTTGCTCGTGCGATTCGGCCCGATCTGGGATGGAGTCCGCCACTTGCGGGACTTCTCCAAGCTCGACGCTTGGGCTGACGACTTCGAGTCGTCCTGCCCGAGCGCATGCGTAGCACGCCCCACGATCGTTGCCTGGGATCGGTCCCTCAAGTGGGATTCGATGCACTTGAATTCCGCTGGTGTCGATCGCTTCATGCCAACCGTCGGGAACGAGGTGCGTGCGGTTCTGGGGAATGAATCGGCCATCCATCGCTGATGCGGCAGTCCGCGGACGGGAGGGGGCTTTCCGCGGCGAGGATGACCTCCGGTCATTGATGCGTAAAGACGGATCTAGCCGGTAGCCGATGGCGCAGGACTGGGTCGGCGAATAAAATGAATGGTCATGGCGACCCAGGCAACCAACTCGAGAGGCACTTTCTACCGGATTTGGCTGGCTGGTTTGGTCTTGGCGGTGACGGCGCTCTCGATTGTCGCTCTGGGGGCGGTTGCCTATCGCGTGGGTGCGGGGGTCGACCGCGAATTGCGATTCTTTCAACGGGGGGAACGGCCGACTGCTGATGAAGCCATTGCGGTTTGTCCCGTCGAGTACGCGCTGCGGACGACCGATCAGAATGACGTGATCTTTCTGGGCGACAGCACGTGTCACACCGGGGCTGATCCCCGCGTCTTCGAGCGCATGACCGGCCTGGTCGCATACAACCTGGGCAGCCTTCGCGGAGTGGGGGCGTCGGGGTTCGTCATCACGCTCAAGGCGTACCTGTTGCATCATGCGACGCTGCGGGCCGTCGTGCTCTGCGTTTCGCCGACCTGCTTTGAGGATGAGGCTGCCCGGATTGGCGGTCCGCTCCCGAAGACGTTTGCCGCGAACTACGGGCCCGAAGTGGCCGAGGTCGTGCCGCCGCTCGAGCGGATTTCGTACTTCTGCAAGCGAGGCATGTGGTCCGTCTGGCAGCCGGCCTTCGTCGATCGCTTGCACGGCCGGGACGTGCGAGACGTTCCGCTCAAGGGGATCAAGGAGGAGGAGACGTACCACACGCTGCAGCGCAAAACGCTCGACGGCCGGGGATTCTTCGGCTTGCCCGGCAGCCACGGGCCGCCCAAGGGATTGGGGGGCGGAGGCGACGTCGTCATTCGCGAGGAGTGGCGAGGGGGCGTGGAGCGCATCGCGCAAATCTGTGAGGAGGCGGGCATCACGCTTGTCGTCGAATTCGCTCCGGTCTCCGCCGACGTGGCTCGCGCCCGGAACTTCGGGCCGCTGGAGACTTTGGCCGGCGAGCTCGAATCGACTTACCCGCACACGACGGTCGTGCGGCCGATCGTGCGAACCTACGATGCTCCCCTGATGTGGGACGGGCTGCATCTCAATTCCGCCGGCGTCGAAAAGTTCCAGGCGAGCATCGCCAAGGACGTGCAGATCGCGCTGAAGCGTTGAGCAAGTGTGCTGCGTCATGCGGCCACCTGCACTTTCGTGCCGGCGGGGACGCTATAAAGCGCTGGATCGGTATACGGGCCGTACTGTTCGTAAGCCGACTGCCCGGCCGCGTTCGTGACCGTGGCCCCGTAGACGCCCGCGGTCGGCGTGAAGGTGACGGTGGCCGGAGCGCCGGAGACGCTGGTCACGCTCGGCGTGATCGTCGCGGACGGACGCAGCGACAGGTCGTGGAACCAGGCCGCGTGCGACGGCAATCCGCTCGCCATCACGGGATCGACGCGGAAGTCGTAAACGGTTGGCGTCCAGTAGGGCGAACCCTCCCCTTGGACCTGCGAGTGCAGCCACGAGTACAAAAAGACAGCGTCGAGGTCTTGTGCGATCGCCGCTTTGACGAGGGCCGCGGTCACCTGCGAGCGCTCGGCCGCCGGATCGACCGGATTGCCGGAGTACTGGCCGACGGGACCCCACTCGGTGCAGAACTGCGGCTTGCCGCCCCATCCGCAGCCGGCGGCCACGGCGGCGAATCGCGTGCGGTCGCTCGCCGCGGTTGCGGATGACGCGGTTTGACCGTTGAGGAATCCGTTTGTGTCAGTCGGGGAGTAGCGGCTGTAGAAGTGAAAATCGATCGCATCGCCGACGGCTGCGGGTGCCGCCAGACTCGCGTAAGGAGCGTCACCGTAATAAGTGCCGGCCACCACGAGCGCATGCGTCAGGCTGCGGACGTTCGCGGCCTGAGCGGTCAGCACGGCCGTCTCGGTGGCGACGCAGAACTCTTGGTGCTGGGCATTCCCGAATTTGTTCGCCACGACGCCGTTGGCCTGGCACCACGCAGCGGTGGCCGCATTGAAGATCCCGTTCAGCACGGGATGCGCGGTGTAGGACCACGGATTGTCTTTGGCGAGCGAATGTTCGTTCTGCAAGATGACGGCCATCAAGGTGGGGTCGTCACCCAGCGCCAGATTCGTATAGGGATTCACCCAGCGCAACAGCTGCTGGTTGAACTCGGCCTGCAGTTGCATCAAGCCGGCGTCGAACCACATCCAAGGATGCATGCAGCCGACGGGGTTGCCGAGATAGCTTTGCGAAGTGCACTCGGCGAACGTCGGGCAGGCCCAGGAGGGGACGTCGGACGGCCCGAGCACGCGCTGGTAGTGCAGGGTGAGGACGATCCGCAGGTTGCGCTGGCCGCACGCATTAAAGAACCAGCCGAGAGCCTGCAGGCTGATCGGGTCGAGTTGCCGCGATCCGGTCTGCGGTCCGTTGCCGCAGCAGAACAGATTGCAGCCGGTGAAGCAGTCGAGTCCGTGAACGCGGACTGCTCGCACGCCGGCGTTGACCAGGTTATCGAGCTGGGCGGCCACCAGCTCGGTCGAGTTCGTATTGAGCGCGGGATGGCCGTTCTGCATCGTGACCATCCCGAGGATCGCCCAGTTATCGACGTTGACGCCGAAGAACGTGGCACGCTGCTGCCCGACGGCAAGGTGGCCGTTCTGAACCGTCACCGTTCCGGCGCTGATCGGCGGTGCCGTCGGCGGGCCAAACCAGATTGTGGGAGGGGAGGGCGTGCCCATGTGGATTGCGGACTTTTCGAGATTGGTCAGGAGTTGCGGGTCAGACGGTTGATTCAGAGTCGGTCGTTCGCGTTCGCTGCGTTGGAGCTGTTTCGCTGCCCTAGAGTTGTTTCACGGTCAGGCAGACCCATTGGGTGTCCATCCGGACCAAAGCGACATGCTCGATTCGCCAGTTCGCTCCACTCGCATCTTGGATGATGTCACCGTTGTTGAGCACGTTGCCGTTGGCGGACGGATTGAGCAGAGCATCAGGCACGGTCCAGACCTTTGTGCTGCTGTCGTGGCGAAACTCGCCGAACACTCGCTGGGCTTCCGCTTCTTTGAGCTGCGACACGGCAGAAATGCTGACCGTCGTTCCGTTGCCGCCGCCTCCGGAAGCCGCGAAGAGCGTGCAGGTCACGGCCTGGGTATCGACCCACGAGACGTATTCGGCTTCCAAGATCGATTTGATCGTGCTCACGGCTTAGACGTGCCCTCGGGTCTGAAATTGGTACGGTCCACCGATGACGGAAATCTGGTCGTTGAGCCGGTCCAGCTCATCGAGCAGCGACTTGCGAAAGCCAACCTGGTCGACGCTCACGCCTTCGCCGGTGGTATTGGGTCCGCCGCCCGGCGTGGTCGTCGTCATCGCCGCCAGCTGCGCATAGATCGCGCTTCGGCGAGCGAGCAAGTTCGTCAAATCCTGGGGACTGGGGAGGCCGCTCATGGCACCTGGATCGTTTGAGTTGTCGGGGCTTCTTTCGGCACACGCGTTTCCTGCCGTTCAGGCCGCGCTCGACGAGAGCTCGAACTGGTACGCGTCGCGGTTCCAGCGGAGGCAGGCGTTCGGCAGGAAGCGCCGGCTTTCGGCCTCGTAGCTCGCCTTCGTCCAGGGAAGTTGCTGCGCACCCATCCAGAATTGCTGGGACTGTTCTCGCCCCTGCGAGTCGGTGACCGTCCGCGATTCCTTTTTCGTTTCGCAGCTTTCGACGATGTGGTAATAGCCGCTGGGGCCGAATTGCTGGCCGTTGTCGTTCTTCATCCGCGTCGCGAGGTGAATTTGCGGCGGGTCGCACCATTCGCACTTGAACCGGTGCCGATGCGACTGGGTTCCGAGGTTCTTGATCGCGACGTACTGCCCAATCGCGTCGGCCTCGTCGATGCCGTAGAGGAACATCGCCATCGAATCGGTGCCGCGGGCGACGGCAAAGAGCTTCACCGGCACGAGCCGCTCGACGACGCTTTCGCCGGGCCGCGCCGGATCCTCGCCAGCGAAGACGTAGGGTTTTTCGCTGCATGACTGGGTGGCTGGGGCCGAACCATCCTGGTTTTTGGGCAGATCGCTGGATTGCGGGAGCGAACTGCGCTCGACCCCAGCCACTCGACTGGAGGTGCCAATCTGGAAGTGGGCCTGCAGCGCGTGGTCGGCCCGGTCATCGATTTCGGCGGCCGCCGTCTGCGCGGTTTCCTCGTCGAGCTTTCCTTCCGCGATTAATTTCTTCACCGCGGAGACAACCTTCGCGGTCTCGAGCTTGTGGGTCTTGGCCCAGTCTTGAAGTGTCATGTTTTCTCCTGCGGCCTGGCCGCTCGTTTGCGAGTAAGAATCTCGTGCGGCTAGGCCGCACAAGCCGCCTATTAGGCGGTGCATTTCGCCACGTACCGCGGGTCGCGGACGGCGATGGTGCCGCGTTCGGTGACTTTGAAGCGAGCGACAACGTCTTCGGTGAATTCGGCTTCGTTGCCCGGCGGGGCTTGGATGACCTGAATCGGCCAGTTCTCCATGTACATGAAGGCCCGTTTGAAATCCCCGATGAACCAGCTCGTGGCGCTCGAGTCGCGCGCATAAACAAGAGGGCTCGAGAGCACTTCGAACTGGCTCACGGGGACCTTGCCGCCGAAGGCCGAGGGATAGCCGGCCGGATTCGGGGCATGAGTGGACCAGGTGCCGCCCGCGGTACTGGGCGTGTCCGTCGTGAGGCCGGGGGCCGCCCAGACCTCGGTCGCCCGCTGCAAAGCCATCGCCGTCGGATGCAACGCCGAGGGGACGACCATCGTGTCCGCCATCACGGCGATCGGTTCGCCGGTGAACGGGTCGCTCATCTTGTCGAACAGCAGCAAGGCCGAATTGATCGACACAAAGTCGATGAGCTGGTTGGTCGCCTGCACGTTGACCCACGGCGACGACGACTGATACGTGTTGTAGGCCGTGCCCAGGAAGTTGTAGGAATTCGTCACGCCCAGGATGTGGTCGAGAATCCGCTTCTCTTTATTGACGCCCATCCAGTAGCCGACCTCGCCGGCGTTCTCGAGCACGAGCCCCGTGCGGTCGAAGAAGACCGTTTCGAGCGTGACCTGCACGATCATGCCGCGCTTGGTCGTCTGCGGCGTCTGGATCCACGACTCGCTGAACGAGGCGGTCGGATAGGCTTTGCCTTCGCCGATCGACTCCGCCTCGTCGCCGATGCGGTTTATGCCGGGGATTTTCTCGCCGTTGAACTCGGTCGGAACGGTCGTCATTAGCTTGTCGGCGATGAACGAGCGATCCTTGTAGCGATCGAGCAGCGTCGAATACATGATCTGCCCGGTGATGTTGGAAAAGTTGGCCGTGCTGATGGCATTGCCGGCCTCTTCCAACAGCGTGCGGCCGCCGCCGCGGGACGGGTTAAAACTGTTGACGAGCTCGGGCCCGACGCGCTGTCCGTTGGCCCGCGTCTCGACGAAATTCTCGAACAATCCGCGGATGGAGAATTCGTGGGGCGAGATCTGCTTGGACTCGATGGCCCCCTTGAGGCCGGTCCAGAAGTCGTCCTCTTTGCCCCGGGTGCGTCGGTCTTCCAGCTGTTTCCGCAAGTCGCGGTGAAAACGTTCGTTGTAAGCCATTTTTCTCTCCTGCGGCCTGGCCGCGTGGGTGTCGCTAAAAAAGCTATGCGCTCAGGGCTAGTGGGTCTGCCGACGGGTAACGCACCAAAGCGGCTGGCCCGGCCAATGGAGCCGGCCGATCAACGCGGCCTGCACAGTCGCCACGGGCGGCTAATCGGGGCTGTTCGTGTTCGGGGCACGTTTCTGCCACACCTGCACATAATCGATGTAGACGTTCTCCATGCCGCCCCCGACCGTGGCGCCGTTCTTCACGCCGACGACGGGGTACAGGTAGGTCGTCACCGGCGACGTGAAGCTGACCGTGTCCTTGATCGGGTAGTAGCCCGAGCCGGCCGAGACGTTTTGCAAGAGCGGTTGATCGTTGAGGAAGTAGCTCACCGTCAGCGTCTGAGCGGTTGACTGCTGCGTGCCGCCGACGACCGGCTCGATGAGCAGGCCCAGCTTGACGAAGCTCGAGATGCCGGCCGCGTTCTTTGACGTGTTGAGGGTCTGCGTTGTGCCGAGGCTCGAGACGGTCGACCAGACGGGCGAGCCGCTGGCGTGCCCTTGCTTGTAGATCATCGCGCCGAAGAAGTTGCCGCCCGGCCCGCCGCTGGACGACTGCAGGGAGTTCGTCACTGTGCCGGAGAAGAGCCCCGCGCAGACGTTGGCGTAGTTGGTGTTTGCCTCCGAGTATTGGATCATCGCCTCGAAGAAGATCGGGCAGTCGGCCACGAGCTGAAAGAGGGCGTTCGTCCCGCTGATGTACGCGGCGTCGTTGGCCGCCGGGCTGCCTCCTGACGGAACGAGCCCCAAGATCCCGCCGGCAACATTGCCGCTGGATTGGATGGAGTTGGTGCCGCCCGTGCTGGTTGAAGTCCAGCGGCCCGTCGTGGAGGCCGACGAAAACTCGGTGAAGTCGTCAAAGAATCCATACGCATTGACGAGAAACGGCGCGTGAATCGGTACGTTCGGAGTTTTTGCCACTGTCGTATGCCCTTGAGAAAGCTGCGAGTGCAGGGGATTTGAGACGAGTTATGCCAGGTCGCGCGAAACTTAAGGAGCCGCGCACGCAGTAAGCGGTGTGTTGTGCGCGGGGAGTTCAGGGGCCGCGGGCGAAGTTAGCGGTGTATTCGGCTTTGCCATTCGAGCAATTTGTATTTTCATCGGTGGAGAAAGAAGACCTGACTGCGTGCGCGGCTCCTTGAATCGCTCAGCCGAGAGAACGAAGGTCATCGTTATTGCAACCGGGCCCTTCCAAGCGATTGAAGTAGCTCGTGCGTCGCATCCGCCGGACCAAGCCGACCCGATTTGTTCGACGAGAGAGGAAAGGGAGCCGCACTCCGGGGCCGGCTCATTAGCGGCTTCTGTGCCCGTCGCCCGAAAGTCGCACTCGACGAGAGTTCCGGATGCGCGGCGGCCAGCGACTCGATCAGCGCCTGTTGGGCCTGATGGTCTCTCTGCGCGGCCACCGCTGTGATCAATTCGCGGGTGAGGGTGAGCCCGCGCTCTGCGAGGAGCAGGCAGGCCCTCTCGCGCGATTCGAGCAGTCGAATCCGCTTCCGCAACCCAGCGATTCGCGGCGAACGGCGGAGCGATTCTTGCATCGACGAATCGCCACTGCCGTCGTCAGCTGACTCCTCCGCCTCTGCCTCCTCGTCTTCGGTGACCGCGGCATCGTCGCTCTCCGAGCTGCCCGTCGCAGCGTTCGGATCGTCTTCCGATGAGCAATTCGCGACTTTGACGATGGCCTGCAGCACCTGAAAGACTGTCCCCGGCAGATCGAGGTCGTCGTTTCCGCAGGCGGCCATCACATCCTGGCAGAACGCGTCGCGCGAGTCGCCGTCGCTGTTAGTCGCTGCGGGCGGCTTGCCCGCGGAACCTTTGTTGGTCGTGGCGCTGTCGTCATCCATCGGGCTGCTCTCAAACAAAGAGGTGGTGGTTCCCGGCCGCTCGGCGATCAGATCGACCGAATGAACCTGGTTGATCTGGGTAACTTTGCCCCTGCCGTTGTCCCCCTTATCGACTTCGCCGTGCGCGTGATGCGACATTGTGAAAACGTCGGGCATTTCCTCGGCCGCCTCGAGCACCATCGGCGTCAGCGGATGATTGTCGAGGTAGCGAATGTCGGCGTAGGCCCCGTCGGATTCGACCCTGACGTTCAGCAGCTTGCCGAATCGCTCTTTCACATGGCGTGAACCGTCCGGCACCCGCATGCCGTTTCGATCCCGCTTCGATTCGAGGTGATCGAGATTCACCGGCGCCCCCTCGTAGAGGGACAACGCCTGCTTGATCGCGCTCGGGTCGTAGTCGTAGCCCGCCATGTCGGCGAAGTCCTTGCCCAGGACTGAGCCCGGATTTCGCGAGTGAAAGCCCAAGATCTTCACGCCGCGGATCAGTTTCGCTTTGCGATCCACTCGTCCGCCCGGAGGCGCCTTGCCGATGGCGACGCGCTCTTCGAGCAGGACGGATCTGTTGCCATTGGTGTGCATCGTGGTCATCCACCCGCCTTCACTTCGGCCCATTCGACGGTGACGCCGACGCGCCACGTGTTCGACGCGCCCCAACCGCCCGGTGTCCGGATGATGAGAGCTTCGTTGTTGGCCAGCAGGAGCGGACGAGCCGGGTGCACGCCCCAGCGATAGAGGTCGTACGTCCCGCCGACGCCGACAGCGTTGCCGGCGACCGCCGCGTAGCCGATGCCCGTCGTGTCGAGCGTGAGCGTGCCGGCAGTGAGCGCGACCGTCGAGGCGATCCGCAGATCGCCCTCGGAGTTGAAGAGCGAAGCCGGATAATCTTGGCTCGACAGTGCCTGGCAGGCGGTCGAGCTGCCGGGGACAATCCCCGTCCCGCCCGAGGGGGCCGCGGTTGCGCCGCGTCCGATGATCGCCTGGAAGTCCGCGCCGATGCCGGACGAAAAAGCCTCGCACTTGGCGGCGACGGTGATCCGTGTGACGAGGGCCGAGTACGTACTGTCTTCCCAAAGCATCGAGAAGAATTGCCCGTTCCCGGCAACGCTTCCAGCGACAGCTCCGCTGACGGCTCCGACCGAATACCATCCCCGCACCGTGAATCGGCCGAGCAGGGGATCTGAGATGACGTTGTTCAGCATACGTTTTCACTCGAGGGCGAGCGGAGTTTCACCACAAAGACACAAAGTCACGAAGAGGGATTGGCGAGAGATGTTGAGGCCAGAATTCACGAGCCGACCGGCTTGATTGAATCGGCGATCGAAGGATCACTCGCTTTGAGGTGTGAGTCCTTGGTGCCTTCGTGACTTTGTGGTGAACCCAGGCTTTGATCTGCTTGTTGCACGTCCCCGTCCTCTTCCATGTGCTTGCGTTCGGTTTCGTAGTCCTCGCCTGCTTTGGCGGCAATCGTGCGGTTCGAGAGGATGCCCAGCTGTTTGTAGACGGCCGCTGCTTGGGCCGTTGCTAGCTCGTCGCGAGTCGCCACCGTCGGCGGGACGATTTGCAGCTCGACGAGCGCGAGCAGCGTATCGACGTCCTCGATATCGAACTGCGCGAACCGTCCCGCCTGCGCCGCGATTGCCAATACCTTGCGGAAGATCCGCCGGAAGCGGCTGCAGAAAAATCTCTGGTCGGCCTCCCGGGCTTTTACGAAGGGTGATTCGGCAATCAGCGTCGACGAGTAGTTGGCGTTGCTGGCGTCGCCCGAAATCATGTATTCGGGCATGTTCCAGCGGGTGCCGACGGCCCGCATGATGTACTGGGCCGCGGCGACCGATGACTCTTCCTGCCCATCCGGCAGCGGTTTGTATTCCTGCCCCTTCGGGACGGTGAACACGCTCCCCTTTTGAATTCTGACTTTTCCCTTCGCGCTTGCGCCGGTCGTGACTGGATTCGCATTCGCGATGGCCAGGTTTTGGGCCATTTGCGGCGTCGTGCCGACCGGCATCTGCGTGATCCAGGGGACGGCCGCCCGCATGGCCGAGCCGAGCGCCACCGCGTCGCGGAGTTTGTTTTCGCCGACCAAATCGGTGAGCACGGCCCACATATCCGGGAGCCCGCGCTTCACGTTCCGGTCGGTGTTGACTTTGATGTGCTCGATCAGGCCGCTGCCCAGCCGCAGCGCCAGCTCGAGGTCGTTGTTGGGGAGGAAATCGAAATCGGTCCCTTCGGGATTCCACAAGACGTGGTAACCAATGACCGTCTCAATGTCTGACGCGTACGTGACGATGCCGAACACCCAATCGAGGTGCACCTCAACTGCCAGCCAATCCTCGAAGTCCGTGGCGTTGCCTGGTTCGGTGACCCGCTCGGGCTCGATGAACCGCGTGCGGGCGATGCCGTTCTTGTCGGGGTAAAGGGCGGTGAAGGCCTCGCCGTCCCGCCGCACGCGGTTATGCAGCTCGCGTTCGCGATCGCCGATCCAATCGTTGACGTCGCAGAATTCGTCAACGACGTCCTGCACGGCCTGGCTCAGCCCTGCCGGAGCCTGCCGGCTG